TGACTTGTTAGGAGTAGCAAAATTATCAAAACCATTAGTTAAAGATTTTACAAAAGAAGCATTAATACGTATTAAACTTGATTTTTAATGAATGGGTGCTTACAAAAAACTAAACAAACAAGATACTTACATAACAACTTATGTTGCTCATAAGCAGTGGGTAATACCTACTAGCCAATATACCACATACGGTATACAGCAAATAGCAGCATATAACACCAGCTACATAAACAGTCTTCGTCAACTATACTATCCTAGTAAGTCACTTGCTAGCGGTAATGTAGTTTCACACTCTTTTGACTACTACCCGCAAACAACCCTATTCAACTCAGAGTCTAGAGATTTCTACGGAGGAAGTACAGCATCTATTATATCTATTCCAAGAGCATTATACGGAAACGCACTACAGCCAGGATTTGTATCTCTAAACTTCTTAGGAAGTATAAACGGTACAACTACAACAGGTATTATTCAAGATGATGGAGAGGGTGGTTTGTATAGATCAGGAAGCACTCCTAGACTATATGTAGGAGATGTTATATACCCACATGGATTAGCAGTAATAACGAGAGGAGAATACGCAAATGCTTCCATTAATAATATTTCTTTTAAATCAAGTCAACCTATTTATACGTATAATCACCACTGTAAGGTAAGAGAGTCGGAATATAACTTTACATTTAATCCATCAGCATTAAGCGGATCTTTAAGAACGATCTACGATAGTAATGGAAATATATACTCAACAACAGGAAGTGTAAACGATGGAGTATTAAAAAACAACGTAACAGGAAGCTCTTTTCAACCATATATAACAACAGTAGGATTATACAATGACACAAACGAACTGATTGCAGTTGGTAAGATGGGACAACCTGTACCAAAACCAGCCAATACAGAAATGACAATTATAGTTAAAATAGATATTTAAAAAATAAACCATGGCAGTAGTATTAAGGCTTGTAAAAGGAACCACATTAACATACAATGAAGTAGACACAAACTTCTCGTCATTATACCACTCTTCCTCACAAGTAGGAGGTAATCTAGTTTTACACACAACAGGAAGTAGTGTACAGGCTGCAACAGCTACATCATACCCTGTAGGATTAGGAATAGGTACAATAGCAGATGTGAACTACTCACATGCAGAAGGGTACTACACCTCAGCTTCAGGACCTTTTGCACATGCAGAAGGATACCAAACATCAGCATCTTTTTGGGGTTCACACGCTGAAGGAGCTAACACATCAACAACAAACTACTATGCACATGCCGAAGGACTCGCCTCTGTAGCTTCAGGAAATGCTGCACATGCCGAAGGACAATCTACAATAGCTTCAAACCAAGCCTCGCATGCTGAAGGAGGAGTTACAGTAGCATCAGGAGTTTGGGCACATTCAGAGGGTGTTTCTACATTAGCACTAGGAACTGCTGCACATGCCGAAGGAAATAAGGCAACAGCATCAAGAGAGTACTCCCATGCCGAAGGAGAATATACATTAACAACAGGAATAGCGTCACATGCAGAAGGGGGAAGTACAATAACAGTAGGAAATTACTCACATGCTGAAGGGCTATACACATCAGCATCAGGAGGTGCATCACATGCTGAAGGATATCTAACAAGAGCAGTAGGAACATACTCACATGCAGAAGGAAGTACTACATTAGCAACAGGAGATAACTCACATGCTGAAGGGCTATACACATCAGCATCAGGAGGTGCATCACATGCGGAAGGAAATGCTACAAAAGCAACAGGAGACAACTCACATGCTGAAGGACTGCTTACAATAGCATCAGGAAATAGTTCACATGCAGAAGGGCAAAACACAGTAGCATCAGGACTTTATTCACATGCAGAAGGCTTTGCTACAATAGCACAAGGACCTCAATCACATGCAGAAGGAGCTGCCAGTTATGCTTATGGAACAGGATCACACGCAGAGGGAGCAATAAATTATGCAAGTGCTGACTACGCACATGTTGAAGGATATGCAAATGTATCGGGATACAGAACTCAGTTTATTGGTGCTGATACTGATTTTGACGGACACATAGCAGTAGCTGGAAACCACGTACCATACTTTGTAGTAGGAACTTCCATTGTAGTAACAAATGGATCTCTTAGCCCTACTGGAGTATTTACTCTAAGTGGGATAAGCTACAATTCAGGAACTAACGTAACAACTTTTTATATTAATTCATACGCAGATGATTATGTAGGGTATTTTATTTCTACAACATACGGAAACTACTCACACGCAGAAGGATACCAGACATTGGCACAAGGAGACGCTTCCCATGCAGAAGGTATAAATACAACAGCATTAGGATCTTACTCACATGCAGAAGGTGTAAATACTCTAGCATCAGGATCTTACTCACATGCTGAGGGTGAGGGAACAAGAGCAGGAGGGCAAAGTTCACATGCAGAAGGATACAATACATCAGCTTCAGCATTTCTATCACATGCTGAAGGGTCTCAAACAATAGCATCAGGAGAAGGCTCGCACGCAGAAGGTGTAAATACAGTAGCATCAGGATCTTACTCACATGCAGAAGGATACAACACATCAGGATCCGGAAATGGATCACATGCGGAAGGATTTGCTACAAGAGCAATAGGAACATACTCACATGCAGAGGGACAATCTACAATAGCAACAGGAGACAACTCACATGCTGAAGGACTGTTCACTACAGCATCAGGAAATAGTTCACATGCAGAAGGACTTGGAACAGTAGCATCAGGATCATATCAACACGTACAGGGGCAGTATAATATTTCATCATCAGCTCAATCAGCTTTTATTCATGGAAATGGTACGAGTAATATTAATAGATCTAACTTAATATTTGCTTCTGGTTCTGAAATACAAATAACAGGTTCACTTTTAGTAACAGGATCTGCATATATAGGTTCAACAGTACAATCAGGAAATGCAACAATTGGAGGAATTAGACCAACTGTTATAATAGGAGAAGATACTGGAGGAGTTTTAGATATAAGAAGTTCTAGTGGTTCTGTAAACATAGGACAAAAGTTAGGTACCATTCAATTTACAGGAAAAGATGATGCCTCTAATGGGTATACTATGGCTAAAATAGAGGCTATAACTGATATCTCTCCATCTACTGGAACTATTGGTGCTAGTACTTTGAAATTTTATACAAGTAATCTTAGTAGTCCAATTGAACGTATGGCCATAGCATCCTCAGGGGTCATAAGTATAACAGGATCACTTAGAGTAAGTGGTTCAATAACAGGATCTCTACTTGGAACAGCTTCAAAAGCGGATCAAGTAGAAATACAAAGTAATATAAATAATACAATCTACTTTTCCTCAATAGGATCATCAACACCAGGGTATCAACGATTATCGGTACAACCAACTGTATACTATAGTGTAGATACCGATACACTGATATCTCCAAACTTTAGCGGGAATCTTACCGGAACAGCAACAATAGCTTCTTCTGTTACTTCATTAGAGCAAAATGTAAGAATAACAGGATCACTATTAGTAACAGGTTCAACTACTATTAATAACATACTAACATTAACTCCAAGAACAACAACACCTGCAGCAGGAACAGCATTAACAGGTAGTATAATGATATCAGGAAGTTCAGGAGCAAATCTAAACCTATACGTGTACACTGGAGGAAGTACAGCAGCAGGAAACGGATGGGGAAAAATAACAATAACATAATAGTATAGAAATATGGAAACAACTTGGCAAATCTTTGATACAAAAAGAAACATATCAGACGGACTAATTACACAAGTGTTCTACGCATGCACTGTAGAGGCAGAGGGAGAAGTAGAATGAAAACAGGGAATTGTAGAATTAACAGGAGATTCAACAACTCCAGGATTTGTAGCTTTTGAAGAGTTAACACAAGATGCAATACTAGGATGGGTTAAAACTTCAATAGGTGTTGAAAAAGTTACTAGTATAGAAAATTTACTTAAAAAAATTCTTCAATCTCGAAAAGAAGCTAAAAATTATATAACAGAACAAAGTGGCCTTCCTTGGGCTTAAAGCAAATAAAAAATGTGGTTATATCAAAATAAAGAAATAAAAGAACTTACAGATATGCCCGAATCAACGTTCGGGTTTATTTATGAAGTAACACATATTCCAACCGGTAGAAAATATCTAGGAAGAAAGCAACTTATTTCTGTTACAACAAAAGCTTTAGGTAAAAAAGAACTTGCTTTACAAACAGATAAAAGGTTATCAAAAAAGAAAACTGTAAAGAAAGAAACAGATTGGAAAACGTACTACGGTTCCCATCCAGAAATTAAGCAACAAATAAAAGATAAAAAACATTTGGAATTCACAAGAGAAATCCTTATGTTTGTACCAACAAAGAAGCAGTTGACATATTACGAGGACAAATACTTGTATATGAAAGGGGTGATAGAACCTGACTCTATTTATTATAACGATAACATAAGTGGTCGTTTCTTTAAGAAAGATTTTTATGATAAAACTACTTAACCTATTAATTGAAACAACTCCAGGCTTAAACTACCATTTAAAGCACAAACTGCCTTTATCTGAGAATGTCTACAGGTATTCCTCTAATGCATTCTTACAACTATTCACTGAAGCAAGAACACTTCACAGAGACGGTTATTTACAACTATGCGAAGCAGATAGGATTCTACTAGAACAAACAGATATAGGTGAGTATGGAATGTATCAAGGACAAAAAGTACAATTAGATTTACCAAGGTTAAACGAACAAGAACTCGATGAGGCAGAGTATAAAGGAAAGGATGTTGCTCTAAATAAACCAAAAAGAGGAGGTCCTAAAAAGTTTTACGTATACGTTAAAAATCCTAAATCAGGTAATGTAGTAAAAGTAAACTTTGGTGATTCAGGAAACCTAACAGTTAAGTTAAATCAACCAGGAGCAAGAGCATCCTTTGCAGCAAGACATAAGTGCGCTATGAAAAAAGATAAAACAAGTCCAGGATACTGGAGCTGCAATATTGGAAGGTATTGGAAATCGTT